GCGACGACACAGCAAAAGTTGCAACAACCGCTTATGTGAAAAAGCTTGTTAAGATTGGTCAAACCGATGTTGCGTGCTCATCAAACATAACTTTTACGCAAGATATAGACACAAACCATTATTTCAAGCTGACGTTTACTTCTAATTGCACGCTCGCTTTTACCTTCAATACTGGTGACGTTCAGTCTATGTGTGTTGAGCTTATTGACGCGGGTGCTTATACGGTAACGCTTCCGGCTGGCCTAGAGTGGGCGGGTGGTACAGCGCCAACCTTCACAACATCGGGCAGAGACATTATTGTTGTTTGGAATAATGGCGACGACTTAGTTTCAGCCGCAGTTATCGGGCAGGATATGAGCTAATGAACCCAAACATTCAAAGAATAATGCAGGGCGCATCCAGTCAACTAGCTTCATTTATCGTAGCGACTGGGGGGACTATCACGACTGATGGTGATTACAAAGTCCACAGCTTTACAACAAGCGGGACTTTCGAGATTACATCCGGCTCTGGCAATGTTGAATATTTAGTCGTTGGTGCTGGTGCGGGTGGCGGTGGCGCGGTTTCAGTTTATGGGGGAACTGGTGGCGGTGGCGCGGGTGGTTTTCGTACCGCAACAGTTGTGCGTGGCGTTGGCTCGTACACTTGTACGGTTGGGGCTGGTGGTGCTGGTGGCACAACCGCAGCTACTGAAGCAGGCTCAGACGGTGGGAACTCTGTTTTTGATACTGTTACGGCTGGTGGGGGCGGGGGCGGTGGCTCTGCGTCTGCATTAGGTTTTGACGATGGTCGTGCCGGGGTGGCCACAGATGGCTCAGGCGGCGGTGCAGCTGGGGTTACTGGCTCTGTAATAGGAAGCGGAAATGGTGCCGGTAATAATGGCGGCACAGGCGTGGTTCTTACAAATTATGGTGGCGGCGGTGGTGGCGGCTCAAGCGCAGTCGGCGTTAACGGAACTACGACTACAGGCGGAAACGGTGGGGCTGGTACAGCTTCAAGCATCACAGGAAGCTCGGTAACCTACTCAGGTGGTGGCGGCTCTGGAACATACAACGGCGGTACTGTTGGCGTAGGTGGAACGGGCGGCGGTGGTGCTGCTGGAGCCTCTGGCGGCGGAACTGGTAACGCAGGGACAGTAAACACAGGCGGTGGCGGCGGCGGCGCATCAACTCCAACGGCTAGTGCTGGCGGTGCGGGTGGCTCAGGTATTGTGATTTTGCGTTATAAGTTTCAATAATATGAGTGTTTTTTTAATTAACTGTAAGGGAATAATAACATGGCATTTTTAGCAACAAACTTTGCACGCGCAAGTGTGGAATCAACGAACAACAACATTCTTGATGTTGCCCAATCACCATTAAGCATATACAGCTATAAGAATCTAAGCGATACTATGGCCACTATTGCGGCATCAGGATATTTCAATTATTTTGCGCAAAATGTAAGCACCACATCTAATCCTAGAGTGCGCTTGCTTATCGGTGACCTTATAATGGTTTCTGGTTCAGACGGCGCGGCAACAAGAAAAGTTACTGCTATTACTCCTAATCTGACTACTGAGCTATACGGCGCAACAAGAAGAGCGGCGCAACTCACAACGACTGGAGGCGCTGCTGCTGAAGCCTTTACGCTTGCCGGTGTTCTAGCGACTGATTTAGCTTTTGTTCAAGTTGTAGATGAGGGTGGCAACACTGTCACAGCGATAGAGGCGGCATGCACGGCTAACACTTTAACCGTTACTTTTAGTGCTGACCCCGGTAATGATGCCATTTTTAATTATCAAATCGTAAGACCGTCAATTTAATGATGTGAGATAAAGAAAGGTAAAGATGGGTGAAATTGTCAAGTTGTTTCCAGGCAAGGACGCCCGTCTACAACCCAAAAACAAAAAGGATGTTGATGTGGACGCAACTACTTTTTTAGAGCAAATTATTAGGCCAGGATTGCAAATTGTAGACCTGTATTCGTTATCATCTGAGCGTATTTTACTTGGGACTGTAAAGAAAGAAAGTAACTTTCGCGCGCTAAAGCAGGTTGGCGGGGGCGATGCTCTTAGCTGGTTTCAGATTGAAAAGGCCACTTACTACGATGTCATCCGATATCTTGGCACAAACAAGAATCTAAAAGAGAGAGTGCTAAGCGCATGTTTTATGGATGTGTTCCCACCTTTTCAATGTTTAACGTGGAACATACGACTTGCTCTATATGTTGCTAGAATTAAATATTGGATGCGGCCAGAGCCGTTACCCGCTTTTGATGATGATGAGGGGCTTTGCAATTACTATTTGCAGTGGTACAACACCCCGCTTGGAAAATCGACCTTTGAAAATTCTATAGAGTATTTTAGAATGTAGGGATAACTATCATGGGAAAAGGATTTATTATGGTACTTAAAGATTTAGGCGCAACAATATTATTCGTATTGATTCTTGGCGCAATTGGCGTCGGGGTTGGCTCGAAGTTTATAACCAAACAAGACGATCATCCCATTGAAGAGCACGCAGAGAACGTTATTGAAACGACTCTTGAAAACTTGCTGGGCCTTGAGGATGGGGCGCTTGAAATTGACCTTACACCATCTAGTGAAGAGGACGAGTAATGCCATTAAAAAAAGGCTCATCAAAGAAAACGATTAGCTCGAACATTAAAGAGTTAAAAAGTACTGGTAAATTCGGACAAAAGCAATCTATCGCCATAGCCCTAAGTGAGGCGGGCGTAAAGAAAAAGCCTAAGGCCAAGCCTAAGGCCAAGGCTAAAGCTAAGAAGAAATACTAACCACCTATGGGGGACTAAGGTTGCGAATTCTGCGCTGTCGGAACCGTAGCTTTTTTAAACGGCTGAACTCACTCTCACCGACCCCACCACTAACCATCTTCAAGCCCAATAATAAGCTGCTTGATTCGTTCGCACATAAGCGCCTGACCTTCTAATTTAAGCCAGGTCGCTTTTGCGCACGCTTCCATTGAATCACTCTCGATGCTCTTCATTTCCTGATAAACTTTCTTCTTTTCCGCTTCTATCAGGCTGATTATCTTGATGCTGTTCATATTTTTGGCGCTCCTTGCTTGCCCCTACATCTTCAATGATTTTCATTGCAAAACCTTTTGCCAGGTCTGGCCCCACCTGATGATAGTATACCCTTGTAGCATTGTCATCACACACGAACAGGCCGACAAACGCATGAACCCCTATACCGGCTAATGCCTCACAAATTTCGTTGCTTAAAGTTTTTGACCTTTCAATTTGTTCGGGCGATGCGAAACCATCACTTTCTGGCTCTTTAGCTTCAACTACCTCTTTAGCTTCACCGTCTATTACTTCACTCATTATTTTCTCCTTGTTTTTTTAGTTGTTCTACAACATCTTCATTGACATGAATATCTTTCATCAACTCTTTTAGATTCCCAAACTCTGTGTTTGCGTCTTCGCCTTCAACCTCAAACTGAAGCTTAAGGTGCTCAAGCAAGGGGCGCATGCACACGATGCCGATTTTTTGCGTTCCAAACTGAGCGGCTATAACTTGGGGGGCCAAAACGTACGTATTTTTTAGGTCGATGGCCGCCTTTCCGTCAATGTCTTTGGTCTTATCAAGGTTGGCGAATACGACCATGTCGTACTTCTCATCCCTAACCTTTTTGAAAAACTTAATTATCTTACCTATCATATAAACCCTACTTATTAAGCTTGTCAGCGATTGAGTCAGCCTGTGATTTTTCTTTGGGCGTTTCTGCATTTAAAACTTCGCCCGTTTCTTCGTCTATCTCAAAAAAATCACTGTCAATAACATCTTTTTGAACGCCTGAATCGCCGTACTCATCAATGTTAACAGCTTTCTGAATTTCTACTGACACAGGAAGGTATTTAAAAAGCCTACGAATTACAGTCTTTTTGGCCATTTCGTCAAAGTGATTCATCCAAGGTTTTGAGTTCTTGCCAGGCGATGCGCTGCGAACTTTTTCGATTTCTGCCTTGGTCATAAATTCAAACTGTCTGCCGCCACCAACTAATTTTGCAATCGCATAATAGGCAATTGGTGCGCCACGCTCTTTGCGAATATCCATTTTATGGTCAATGCCTGAGTCCATACCGAAACGAACTTCACAAATATCATTTTCACAGATAACGCGAGCCTCTATTGACTCGACTTGGCCAGACCTACGCGCCAAATCAAGCATGCCTTTGTAGCCTATGATTAGCTGCGCCTCTTTGCCATAGGGGATAAAGTACACATGCCCTAACAAGCCAGGCTCTAGGCCCAATTGAGCACTAACCATTAAACACTTCATGAAACTTTCGGGGTTACAATCAGATAGCTTGGGGGTTTGCCTAAGCTCTGTTAGTGCTATGCGTGCTAGTCGCTCGCTGTTCATGTGCTTTGGTAAAGCCATGGACATTTGAGGTTTGAGTTTCTCAATCATACCCATTGTTGTTTTTAAATTTGTGCTCATTTGTTCGTCCTCATAATTGTTTAACGATGAATCGCCTTGAACCTTTGGCGATTTTTGTTGTGTATTCTTTGTATAGTCCACTGTGTTCATCCTTAAATCTATCCGAATCAAATCTGGCGCTATCTTTGGCCGCTTTCCAGCTGGCGACCATTTTACCATTTTGACCTAACAAAGTGTTTCTTTTGCACATGAACGATTTAATAATATCTTCAAGCTTAACCTTTCTTTTTCCATATGATGCGATCGCTTCTTTCACCTCGATGAGCTGCTCGATTGCGTGCTGCACTTCGTCGTTTGCGCTGGCCGCTTCTTCATCTGTCTGATATCCGTATAAGCTAATTACCTCATCGCCTGTTGATGGGATTGGGGGCGTATCGTTTTTAACCATATTCCAAAACTCGCCACAACGCTCTATAAGGAGCTGTTCTAATTTGTCGTTGCGTTCGTACACATAATGCCTAAAGTCGCTACCACCAATCAGCACGGCGCAGTAAACGCGCTCTAAGTCCCACGCCATTGCTTCATGCGCACATTGGACTAAATAATAATCAGGAATGATGTTTTCACCCTGTTCACCCCACCCGTGAGCAAAGCGAGTCGTCTTGCATTCTAGGGCTGCATCTTCTTTTGTTACAATTCTGTCGATGTGGGCTGCTATGTATGGTATGGTTTTATGGACTTTTAAACGTTCGTCCGTTTCTAGTTCTTTACCTGTATCATCTGAGAACCACTGGGCGACTACAGGCTCTAAATATAATCCGGCCCTTACAGCAGGGTTGCCGGAAATATCAGGCGCTACTAGTTGCCCGGTTTTCTCTTGCCACAATTCAACTTTATTTTTCCACGGTGAGATTCCACACACGACCGCGCAATCTGTTGCCGTAATATACTTAAGTCGTTCGGCTTTCTGTTCTTCGCTTAATCCCTGTATCACTTTGCCGCCTCTGCATTAATTTCTTCTATTTCTAAGTTAATGGAATCTCTATATTTGGCGTCTGTGGTGTACCGACCCCAATCAGTTCCGACCCTTAGATTTTCACCTTTGGAAGCTGCGCTGCTAAGTCCGCAACCCGTGTGCAATCTTGACGTAAGCAAGTCTCTTTTAAGCTTTGCTTTTTCTTTTCTGTCTTGCTGCATTAGTTCGCCGAATAGCCAAACTAAAAACATTCCGATTATTAAAACGCCCACGACGCAAGTTAGCACGCCAAGGCCAACCAATCCGGCCTTCATTAAGAAATCTATTGTTGAGTCAATCACGTTCTATTGTCCTTGTTAGTTATATAAAGAAAATACCCGCCAAGAGCACACCACACCAAAACCCCCAAAATCAAGCCAATTACTTTAAGTGTGAACATGGTGTCGCCCTTGTTATTGTGTAATACAAAACGTATACTACATCAACAAAAAATGTAATACAATAGGTAATACGAATGAAAGATAATCCAAGAAAAAAAGATGATAGAAAGACTGTCATGGTAGCGACTAGGTTTAATGAGTTAGAAATGAAAAAGCTTCTCGAAGCCACGGAGCTAAGAGGCTGCCGCCGAAGTGATATTGTCCGAGAGGGCGCTTTGAAATATGCGGAAAGAGTGATAAAGTATGAAAAAACTCGCTGGTAAGGGCTGCATGTTGCAACCCGTACCAAGTATGACTAAGCAGAATCCCCATTCTCTTAGCCTTCCCCCTATCAACACTAGGAGAACAAATCCATTATGGATGATTATACTTCAGTCGCACAGCCAACACCAGTTCAGCTACACGCTTCTACAGATTTTAACACCACTCCAGCATTTCACAACACCTATGCGAACCTAAAATATTTACTTAAAACTGGCAGACGAACCGGGGCTAAGGGCGCACTAGGCTACCTTATGAGTCTTGCCAAGCGAAATCATGTAACTGGCTGCCCTGTTGACTCAACCCAAAAACAAGAATCAACCCACCTGAAAGTTAGCATTAGAGCTGTCGGGTACTGGGAATCTATGTATTTAGATTTGGGCTTAGTTGAGTTTCATGACCACGGTAAAGGCAAAGAAAAGACGGTTACACAAAAAGGTCGTGACGTTATAGAACTTCAGTACCCTAACTTTGATTACGGCGAGCGGTGCATAACTCAGGTATTAAAAGTGGATGAAAATCTCATTGCCGATCAGGTTCCTGATCAGACTGCCGATCATGCCCCCCTTACTCTATATACAGATACAGATGAATTTAAGATTAAAGAATATAAAGATTTAGAGGCGCGGCCATCTGTTGATAAATCACAATTGCCTTGCCATAGTTCAAATGAGGTTGCTGTTAGTGTTGAGTCTTTAAAACCCACCCAAACCGACAAGTTCACCTTCATGCACTACCTGAAGAGCCATAGAATCGACCAAGAAACGTTTTTAGCTGCATGGGGTATGTTTTCTTGGTACAGAGAATTAAACCCGTCTGTGGTGATTAGAAAGCCTTTGGGGTTACTTAGAAAATACATTGTTCAAGAAAAGAAACTTACAGTTCTTAAAAGCCAGGAAGGTTTATATTCCATGACGACAGATAAGGCGCATGAGATTTTAAGCTTGATGGATAGTCCAAGCATAGATGATAGAGACAAGATAATTGAGATGCTGCTAAGTTTCTCATACAGCATTACGAATTAATATAAATAACTAATTAAGGTAGTATAGTTATGAGTGATAAACAAAAGGTAAATAATCCTTACACGGGAATGCTGGTTTTTGGTGACGGAACATCGAAAAAGGGAAAGATGATTCTTGAGTACAAGGATGGCTTTGACATTAGACGGCTTTGGAGGTTTGATTATGAAGAAGAATCAACCTATATGTTTAGCACCTTCCTTGGCAAGCCTTTGTTTTGTACAGAGTGCGGGGGAAACATTACACCATGTTCCCCGTTAGATTTTAATGAAGAGTGCGAAGATGGGTGCTCAATAACGTTTGATGATGCCCTTAAGTTATTTAAGAAAACAAATCCTGATATAACCAAGGACTGGTTTTATTGCGACCCACATGTTTCGTTAGAGTGTGCTTTGGCTGAGCTGACCGGGGAACTAATTAGACCCAAAAGTAAACACTTTAAATCGTATCGAACAGAAATAGATAAGATTCAGGATGACGGCAAAAGAAAGGTTGACCCTGAATATAATGCTTGGGTTGAGCTGATGGAAAAAGAAGAGCCAGGATTCACGAACTACTAACTACACTTGAGGACAATCATGGATGAGAAACCATTAAAAGAAATAGAGGCCGCCAAGGCGCACTTAAAGGCACTTGAAAAGCTAAATAAAACAAACCTGACAGACAGTCAGAAAGAAGAAATGTACGATGTGATATACACGCAAGAACTAAAAAAGATTCGTGACTTAAGAAGAAAGGTGAACGAGGTATAATATGATAGCAAGCGAATTAATAGAAAGGCTAGAGGATTTAATTGAAGTGCGCGGGGACTTGTCGGTTTATATGTCATGCCCTGAATACGACAACTATTTTGCTGTAGGCTCAATATTTCCTGATGTTGTGACAAACCCAAACGCTGTTAAGGGTGAGGGCAAGCTAGACGAGCTAATAATTTTATGTCATGAGGGCGACGATGAATAGAGCAGAGTTTACACGCTTGCAAAACAGATTAAGCCGGTTAGAAATGTATGTTTATATTTTGGTTGGAGCTGTCTGCGTTAAGGGTGCCTTAATGTTTATAGGGGCGTTCTTGTGAAGACACTTAAAAAAGACCTGGATATTGTTGGCGGGGGCGGGTATCTTGACATTCAGATTGCAACGTACAGCGCATCAATAGTGGCTGTTGGTGTTTCTCTTTGTGTTGCGGCTTTGTTGTATAGACATATTTATTCGGGTGAAAAATGAAAAGTAATAAGTTTGTAAGTAAAGATTTGATAGACTTTCATATTAATAGTTTAAAGTCTAGGTTCGGACTCATCGCGCAACAAGAGCTTGCAATGTCTGCATTTGATTCAGAGATTGAGCGCAAAGGTTTTTTAGATGGGTTGAAATATTCAATTGAGTTTTTTGAGCAGTATAAAAATTACCCCATTCCAGAATCGGAGTGCAAAGCCTATGTGTTGCTTGTTAACTGCTGTGAAGACACGCTCGAAGATGATATAAACGAATATCTTAGCGAAGGGTATGTTCTTAGTGGGCCGCTGCAAATTACTCATGACTCTGAAGAGGGCAAGCCGCTGATTGTGTATATTCAGCCGATGATTAAACCAAAGGCGAAGCAAAATGATTTAATGGGCGGTAGATTTAACTGGTATGGTGAAGGCGAATGACGATTAACAAGCACGAACATCAAGACGTAATAGACGCAACAAAAATAGTTTCAAGCGGCGCGGTGACTGAAGAAGGTTTAAACCAGATTGCTTGCGCGATAATTGTAGCGTTAGATAATATCGCGGCCTCTTTAGATGAAATAAAAGACGCGATAAAAGAGACTGATAATCATGCGCTACTGGAAAATATAGCCGATATGGTGAGTGATATTGATGCTAATGTTGAAGCGCTTTAAATAACAATGGGATATATAAATATATGACTAGCATAATGACAGTTGGCGAGCTTCAAAAGCATTTAGACAATTATGATGCAGATGACATTCTTGCTCTAAGGTTTGTTTTTAGCTCAAAAATAGAAAACAGTGGCTTTGACATTGACGTAAACATTGATTCGTTTTCATCGCGCGAGCTGGATAAGTCAGAGGTTGAGCACATTGCAGAGCATAATAACGGGTATAAATGCAAGACCAAAAGGGCGGTATCTATAAATGCCGAATATTTCAGAGAGGATATAAACAAAAAAAGGCATGATAGTTACGAGTAAGTTTGCGTATGGTAAAGGATGTACCAGAATCGACACACCAGAAACTAATAGTTAGGTGGTTTTCGTTCCAGCACACAGAATACGACGGACTGCTTAAAGCTTTTAACAATAGTGAATATATAGCTGACCCTAAAATGAGGGTGAGTAAGGGCGCACAGCTTAAGGCTCTAGGAGTTGTCGCCGGAACCCCCTGTCATTTAGATACAAAAAAGTTTTGCTCAAAGGAATGTAGAGATATTGGCTATAAAGTACGAAGAAAGCGCAATTCAGATGGCGATAGTGGAGTGGTTTAAGTTTCAGCACCCAAGGCATAGGGGTTTGCTTGTTCATGTTCCAAACGGTCAAAATGTTGGCTCTAAAGTTGGCGCGCGACTAAACAAGATGGGCCTAGTAAAAGGCTTCCCAGATTTGGCGCTCCTGGCGGTTACCAGCAAGCACCCAGCTCTATTTCTTGAGCTAAAAAGCACAAAAGGAAGGTTGGACGCTGAGCAAAAAGAAGTTCACAAAAGATTATTGGCCCAAGGCTACGAAGTTAAAACAGCTTATGGGTTCAAAATGGGCATTGATATCATAACAAACTATTTAAGTGGTGTGGTATAATCAAGTTGGCGGCTCTGAGCCAATACCCTAAAGTTTTTGCGTGAGTGCTTTTTCTTTAGCGGCGTTTCTCATGTTTGCAAGACAAGAGCCGTCACCTAGCAGTTAACAACGTTTGAACGCGCCTTTTTTATCTTTTCTGATAACTCGGATGCTTCACGACAATTGTTATGATAATCACACGCGTCGTCTTCAGACGCTTCAACAGTCTGAATGCTGTAGTATCTGCAATAAAGCTCTAACGCTTCAATCAGGATGCTTTCTTCATAGTTTGTTATCCCTATCAGGTGTATCGGGATGTATACGTCGCTATCCATTTTAATGCTCCGTTATGTTTCTATATAAATTAACTCACTCGCTTTCATTTTTTAACTTCACCTTTTCATTTAGCTGTACTCTTAGTGCCTTTTCCATCGACACCCTGATTTCTTCAAGAATAGACAGTAAAAAGCCTTTTCTTCTAAAGCTATACCCTTGTGTTTCCTGTTCGCAATATATTTCGCTAAAACATATGTACATACCGCACACCAAATCATCAACGTTGCGCGCACTTAAGCGAGCTTTAAGAACAAAAGACATAATGCTAGGGGCGTAAACCATGTCGGTTTTTATAAAATAACGCCTCTTGTCCATGGTTAGGTTTACTTGAGTGGGTACTTTATTTGACATTATCTACCTCTTGCCTTGTAAGCTCGTTTAAATCAATCATATTTCACCATTGCTTGATACAAGTAAGGAGCCTCATCAAGTTCACAGTCAAACATGCCATCACTAAAAGTTGTACCACGGAGTGACCACCCGTCTTTCAGCATCTTGTTTATTGCCCCGGATAAATCTGTTGGCGACTGTGAACCATATAAATAATACTCAATTACTTTCTTTTCTTTCTTAGAAAGCATGGTGTGTGCAAAATACTGCATTGGGTCGTTTAAATCAAAACTAACCCAGCAATCAGTATCTCTTATTCTTATTGATGCGCCAGCTCTCATTTTTCACTCTCTGTTATCTCAAACTTAAAGATATCAAGCATGCTTAATGCGTCAACGTCACATTCTGTCAAGCTGCGTTTCTTTGAGATATCGCAAAGCGTTGTTGATATATCGCAAGCCGGATGGTATTGAACCTTTCCAAACCGTCTGATTATTACAAATTTAATAGTTGGTATCATTTTTTTACCCTTTTGTTCTTTCTTTTGAATGTTGAAAACGCCATAAAGTCGGCACAATGTGCTATGTAGTTGGGCGCGGCGTACGTTACGCACGACGGACAAAACAAATCATTAAGGCTCACTTGGTAATCGTTGCAGTGAATACAGTCTTTGCAGTCTACTGTTTGGTATTTTTCTTTTTCAGCGATGAACCCGAGTATTTTTTTAATTGTTTTGGGGGACTCGGGGAAGTTGGCCCATAGCGTTTCTAGTTTCTTTAAGTAGACATCATAGCTAAAGCCGGACTTTGTAATTACTCTCCCGTATTCGTTTCTTTCTGTATATGGAACATCCCCAAAAGCCCTATACCTAAGCTTTCGTAGCATCCTATGATATATTTGATTAACGCGGGTTGGTGTAAGCCCCCATATGGGCGCTACATTTGACCTATACATACCGTCTAAATTTCTAAGCAAAAACTCTTCTCTGTCCGTTAGGTTTATGAGTGACTGCGTTTCTTTCATTGGTCAAGCTCTCTATGTATTGGGTTTGCTGCCCTATCAAGCATTTTTTCAAGGTAATCAAGGCGCAGGCCGATACCAAGAACTAGGACTGCAAAAAACCACATTGGTATATACATGCTAAACCCCCTTGCTAAATACGTGACAAACGCCGCCGACGTCTAAGCTAAAATATTCAAAGCTAAAGATACCAATTTGAAAAAGGTCGAAATCTATAGCTCTTTTGACCGATGGCACAATGATATCGTCGCAAACTTCTTGGTATAGCTTGAAAGAAAAATCTGTTTCGCTGTCGAAAGCGCCATCATAGTAACTATCAAGGTATTGCTCTGCGCTTTCTATGTCGCCATCACAATAGCCAATCATTTTTATCCCAAGCTCACCATGTTTTTTACATATGTTTATTAGTATTTCTTTGGTTTCTGGGCATTCTTCATTTTCAATAAATGGGGGTAATTGGCTCATAACCCCACCAGCCTTTCGCACACCAAAATATCTAAACGATTTGCTATGAACTCTAATTGCTCAAGGCAGTTGAACCCTATAACAACCAGCGCGCCAAGAAACGCCCCCAAAATAAGCCAGTCTATTGTGTTCATAATTGTTCAACCTTACCGCATTCGATTGTGTAGCCTAAAAGCTTGATTGATATAATGTCATCACGCGTCAGGGTCTTTCTGCCAAGTAGCTCTGTAAAAATTCTTGAATCTTCACAATTTGGGTATAAAAGTTCGTTGCCGTAGACGTTTTTCTTGATTAGGTTTAGTGTTTTCATTTTTTAATTCTCATGTTTGCAAGTTATGGTGCCAGTATACCACGACGGTCGTCGCCGTCAACCCCGTTCGTCGTTTAGCGTGCAAACTGTTGCGGCCATCATTATAGATGTTGAAAAGGCGACAGCTATAAATATGCCAGCGCCAGCCATAGAGCTTGCAGCTAGAATAACCATTTGAAGGGCCGACACTGCTAATGCTTGTTTGGTTGTTGCCATCTTAACGGGCCTCCCAAGAATACTCATTACCATCATATCCAGCGTCAAAAGCTTTTTCGCATGCGTCCGAGTGGTTGGCAGCCATGAAAGAGTTAACTATTTTGTTTGTCTTTTTAAGTCTAACGATTAGGATTGTCATGTTTTTTGTCTCTATGTCTGCAAGTGATGTGACCATTGTACCACGGCGACCGTCGTCGCGCAACACCGTTCGTCGGCTGGTAAAGATGTCTGATTCGCCAGGTTTAAACCCCCCTTGTTCGGGGGAATTAGATTTTATCTTGCGTAGGCTTCTATGCGCTCAACCTTGCCATCGATTATGTCGGTCAACTCATCGCAGTAAACATTTGTAATCGTTTCGATGTTTTTCCAAAACCCAGCGTACTTAGTGCCAAACCTTCCAAGGTGAACATTATATGTGTCTGTTGCGATATCAAGCTCAACTCTGACATGTCCGGCGAAGTGGTGACCTCTAACCTTGAATTGAAGCATTTCGTTAGTGATTGCTTTCCAAGCGTGAGCGCCCCAACTCCAAACCTTTTCACGGCCACCGAAGTTCAATTGCTGTTGGATTGTTTGTAATGTGTTCATGTTTGTTTCTCTCTATGTTTGCAAGTCTCTTTAATCTGTACCCATTATGCCACGACGACCGTCGTCGGTCAAGGGGTTAAATGTACCGTTCGTCGGCTAGCTTTGAGGTTCTTTACTCCAAGTCTACTGATAGACTTTTGTCTACAGGAAAGATTTTAAGAAACCGGCCAATTTTTTACCCTTGAACTTTCGTGTTAACATGTGTATACACGTTAAGTTTGATTCTTCTAACTAAATCAACCATAGTTCGGATGTTGTATATATGAGTAAAGATGTTTGCAAGTCATGCCGTGGACTTAAAAAGATAATGGGCATAGGCATGATTGAAAAAGAGTGCCATTGGTGCGCAGGAACCGGCAAAGATATTGAGCACAGAGCGAAAAAACTAGCGGCTGAGAAAATGGAGAAACTCAACAATGGCAAAACAAGAAGCAGAAAACCCAAAGCCAAAGAGCAAGCCGAAAGCCAAGAAGCCAGCGCCTAAAAAGAAAGGAATCGGAACAGGTCAAGCCAAAAGAAAAACAAATGCAGAATATGCAGAGCAAGACAAGCGAATAAAAGCTTTAGCGCCGCCACCTTTTCCGTGGTCAGACGAGCTAGAAGATTCAATTTGCTTTGAGATTTCAACGACCGCAAAAAGGCTTAAGCATATCCTAGACGCGAACCCCGACTTCCCAAGCGAAAAGCAGTTTTACAAGAGGCTGTTTAATAGTCCAAGTTTAGAACAGAAATATACGTCAGCCAGACAACTGCAACAAGAGGTAAAGCTCGACTCTCAGCATGACGAATTAGAGCGCGCAAGAAACTCAACTTATGCCGATGTTATCGGTAATTCACGCATTGACGGCCCCGCTGTTGCGCTTGCAAAACTCGCTTGTGACAACATCAAGTGGGAAGCGTCAAAGCTCAACCGTAAGAAATATGGCAACCAAGAGGTTGAAGACCATTCGCAAGATGAATCGCTTCGTGATGACTTAGCTAAAAGAGCGGCAAAGATAAACAAACATGACAAAGATTGTTGAGTCGCACGACGATTTAAGAGACCAGCTAGTAGGCTCGTTCTTACTTTACGTGCAAACATTTTTCCCGCTAGTCACTGGGCGTGAATTCCTAGTGTCTCAACCCGTGGGCAGAGAGTCGCATTTCATTATTATTGCGAGAGAATTAACTAACGTTAAGCGTGGCAATATTTTAGATTTGCTTATCAACTTACCGCCTGGGCATGGTAAATCCGTGCTCGTATCAATGTTTGTTACTTGGTGCTGGGCAGAATATCCAGATTGCCAATTTCTATACATATCATACTCCAAAGAGCTGGCAACAAAACATACTGAGTTTGTCAGGAACATTTTGCTTTGCCCCCATTATTACGCAATATTCGGCGTAAAGATTGACCCCAATTCAAGAGCGAAAGAGCATTTCAAAACTAATTTTGGGGGCGCAATCAAGGCGTTTGGCTCGGCTGGCGCTATCACCGGGCAAGATGCAGGGCTACCAAACCTAAATAGGTTTAGCGGGTGCGTGATTATGGATGACATGCACAAACCGGATGAAGTTCATTCCGATGTTATGCGTGAAGCCGTTACCAGAAATTACAAAGAAACTATCTTGCAAAGGCCGCGCGGCCCCAATGTGCCGATTATCTTCATTGGGCAACGATTGCATGAGCAAGACTTACCCGCCCACATGATGAGCGGCAACGATGAACGAAAATATAAAACTGTAATCCTCAAGGGTATAGATGATGCGGGCAACGCTCTTTACCCCGAAGTAAACCCGCTTGCAATGCTCTTAGAGAAGCAAGAGAAGTCGCCCTATGTCTTTAGTAGTCAGATACAACAAAACCCAATTCCAGCTGGTGGCGCGCTGTTTAGGGGTGATTACTTTCCGCTGCTTGATGAAGAGCCAATCATGTTATCGACTTTCATCACAGCCGACACAGCCGAAACTACAAAGAATTATAACGACGCCACAAGTCTTAGTTTTTGGGGTGTATATGAAATCATCGAGATGGGGCAAAAGACCGGCCAAATCGGTTTGCACTGCATTAACAACTGGGAAATAAGAGTTGAACCCAAAGACCTTAAACAGGAATTTGTTAGCTTTTACAGTGAGTGCATGCTCTACCCCACTAAGCCGCTTGTTGCTGCCATCGAGCAGAAATCTACCGGGGTAACACTGATTAGCACGCTCAAAGAATTACGCGGCTTAAGAATCGTTGAGGTCAAAAGAACGAAAGCTTCAGGTAGCAAAGCAGTTCGCTATCTTGAAATGCAACCGCTTTTGGCGGCCAAAATGATGTCGTTTACTCGTGATGCAAAACACGCGCAGCGAGTAATCACGCACATGATGAAGATAACGGCTAACGATACCCATGCGCATGATGATATATGTGACACCGTATATGATGCCGTAAAAATCGCCTTAATAGATAAAACAATTGGCTTGCTTAACGCGACCCCTAAAAAAAGCTCTAGCATATTAGATAATATGTCATCTCAACTTAACCGTGAGATTGACGCAACAAATAGGATGTTCAGATGAGAATTGCACAGAAACACAAGGATAAGCTTGCGCAAATCCGAGAGGATGTTAATCAGTCTTCAGAGTACTTTAAATCTAACGTTGATAGATACAAAGAGTTTGTACGGTTTGTTTATAAATCTTCTTTGAACTCTGAAGATATCGCGGCATTAAAGATTTTACAAAAACCTAACATCGAGTTTAACGTTTTAGAGGCTTACATTAGTCGTATGATTGGCGAGTTCCAAGAGAATGAGCCAGATATCAAGGTTAACGCCGCTGACGGCGTGCCAGTGCAAGAGCTTACCTCTGAATTTCTGCAAACTCTTGAAGTTGTAGAGGCTCACATTAGAGAGGTTTTAGATTCTGCCAATAATGACGGACTGAAAACCAAATTGATGCGTGACATGTTGGCCGGTGGTTATTCTGTTGCTCGCATCTCTACTGATTACGTCAACGAAATGAGCTTCGAGCAAAACATATTTATTGAAAGAGTTTTTGACCCCACGCTTACCGGCTTCGATCCAATGGCTCGCGATTCTCACCGTGGCGATGGTCGTTATTGCTTTGAGATTATCCCGCGTACTAAAGAAGAGTTTATCGCAGAGTTTGGCGAAAAGGCTTGCGAAAAATCTTCTTTTACTCGTGATGTTGGCGGTCAGTTTAATTGGTCGTATAAGAATCAAAAGAAAGATATCATCCTTGTAGTTGATTACTACGAGAAAGTATTCAAGCGCGAAAAGATTGTGAAGCTTACGAACGGCTCGACCATTCTTAAAAAGCATTACCAAGATATTGTTGACCATATCAATGAAAATGGCATTCTTGCGCAGGCTCCTATGATTGTAGAAGAGCGTAGCACTGTCATGGAGTCGATTGTAAGGTATCGAGTTTGTGAAAACGAGGTGCTCGACTATGTAGAAACTAACTTTAAATTTCTGCCTTTAGTTTTCTTTGACGGCAACGGCATTGTGGTTTATGGTACGGATGGCGGCGAATCCCAGCTAATGACTCGGCCGTATGTCTACCATGCTCGCGGAATACAAAAGCTTAAGAACTTTGCAGGGCAAACCGTCGCCAACGAAATCGAAAACATGAAGATGACGCAATGGAAAGTTGCGCTTGAATCAATCCCTGAAAAGTACCTTGATGGGTACAAGAATCCACAAAAAGCACAGTCGCTTATTTATTACGCTTACAATCCTGATGAGCCTGACAAGCCACTGCCCCCGCCAATGGAAGTGCCAAGAACGCCGACCCCTGAAATTGTGCAACAAACCTTTATGGGTAGTGACTCGGTTACTCAAGTAATTTTAGGCGCTTATGATGCGCAGCAAGGCCACCTAAGCAACAGCAATCTATCAGGCAAAGCAATCATGATGGGCAGCATGCAATCAAATAGTGCTGCATTACCTTACGCGATGGGGTTTATCAACGGCATGAATCGTCTAGCTCAGATATATGTTGACCTACTGCCTAAGTATTATGTGACGCCACGAACATTGCCGGTTCGCAAAGCTACGGGCAAGCGTGAGTATATCGTCGTAAACAATGACGCTGACCCGCAATCAGTGCTTATGAACTACGACCCGAACAGTCTTAATATAAAGGTAGAGCTTGGCGTTAACTCGACTATGCAAAAACAAATTGCGCTTGAGACTATCGTCAATCTGATGGGTTCTAGTCCTTTATTTGGTGAGTTTATCAACACTGAAGGCTTAGAGGTCTTGCTTGAAAACGTTGATATTCGTGGAGTTGAAGAGCTAAAAGTATTGGCTAAACAGTTCATGCAGAAAAAACAAGCTCAAGAACAGCAAGCACAAGAAGCCGCCGCGAATGCGCCAAGCGAAGCTGATAAACTAATTCAGGCTGAAACTCAAATTGAAATGGCCAAGGTTCAGCAAAGAGCCGCGCAAGCTCAAGGCCAGCTGAGCGTTGATGTTGCTAAGGTTGCTATTGATGAGCAAAAAGCACATCAAGATTTTATTAAGCTTTATGCCGACATAAAAGACCAGGCAAGAAAAACAGACCTACAAGAGCAGAAAGTAAGAGCCGAAACGGCACGCACGGCGGTTGATGAGGTGATGGATGTTGCAATGGTTCAATATGACAAAGGAGATACGTACAATGAGGAATAAAAGCCAGCCATCGGGCTATTGCTGTAACTACATTAGTGTAGTACCATGGAAAAACTGCGATAGCCAGGTAAAACTATCCGCTTACTCGGGCGAAAACATGAGGCACTACCGTGACGGGGTTAATAGTTGGAAAGTGGAATTATGATAGATAGTGAAAACGTTGAAATTGACGTTGATTTGAAATCTTCTGAAGCTGAGAACATTGAACCGGCTGCGGCGCAGGAGCAAATGTTGCCCCAAAGCAAAGTCAACGAACTCATCGGTAGAGCAAAACAATCTGCTTTTGAAAAGGCGAAAAAAGAAGTTATGCAAGAACTCGAAGCACAAGCGCGGCAAGAAGCGGTGGCACAGGCTCAACAAGAGCAGCAACCTATGCAGCAACCTATGCAGCAAGAAGCGCAGGCACAACAGCCAAACGCGGAAAGCATTAAAAACGAGATTCGAGCAGAGCTTTTAAAAGAAGCCGAAGAAGAGCGGGTAAAATCAGAGCAAGAAAAATACGCACTTGAGATGAACAAGATTGCTAACTCGTACTTTGAAAAGATGGCCGGTGGGCCTGAGAAGTATGACGACTACAAAGAAGTGATGGAAGATTTTAACCCTTCCGACTTCAAGCATGTTGTTTACCTTACTGCGGGAATGGATAACACTTTGCCAATCATGTATGAATTGGCTAAGAATCCAGAGAAACTTGCCGTTATTGCTTACCATGCAGAGAAGAACCACTCGTATGCGCAAAAACTTTTGCGTGAACTTGATAAATCAATTGTCAGCAACCAGACAGCCTTGGCGGGTAACCGCTCTGCTGCCGCCCCACTATCTAAGCTTAATCCATCTTCAAGCGCAGGTGGTGACGGTGGAGCTATGACGATTCGAGACTTTAAAGCCAAGTATCGAGCATAACCCTAAGCACTACCCGAATAATTAACTTTATTAAGGGTATAGCACTATGGCTAATTCATTACAGGATGTTCAAACTTACCAGATGGCGGGTTTGGCATTCCTACAAAATTATAGCTGCTTCATTAAAACAGCTAACACTAAATTTAAAGACTTCGACAAACTAGTTGCGAATCTTGGCGCATCGGTTGGCTTTGAACTGCCACCCCGCTTCAACTCGCAAGATGGTTTGGTTGTTGCTTTTCAAGACGCAATCCAGCGCGTTCAAACTCTAACCGTTGACCAATCAAAGAATGTTTCTTACGCATTTAGTGCGCAAGAGCAAATCTTTAATGTTGATGATTATATGGCTCGCTTTGGTAAAGGCGCTATTGCTGAGCTTGGCTCTGCTGTAGAGGCTAACGTGGCCGGTCTTGCTGTTACAGCTCCATACCGTTTTTACGGCGATGGCGTGACACCAATCAATAGCTTCACTCAATTAGCATCTGCCTTGGCAATGTTCAGAAATTTTGGCGCTGTTAAAGATAGCACTAAAGGCTATATTTCTGATTTGGCTGTACCTTCAATTGTTGGTACTGGTTTGTCACAATTTGCTAATTCAAGAAATGATGAAATCGCAAACTCTTGGGAACTTGGTTCTTTTAGTCGTTGTGAATGGTATTCATCTAATTTGTTGCCTGTTCATACTGCTGGCTCTGAAGGCGCTAACGCTTCAACTTTGACCGTTGTCTCTGTTGTGCAAAATGCTGCTGGTGGCGTTACAAGTATCGTATTTAGCGGAACCAATGGCGCTGCTGATGTTGACTCAGTTAAGCAACACGATAAGTTCCAGTTTGTTGATGGCGTTGCTAGTCAAACAAACATGCGTTATAGAACATTCGTAGGCCATGAGATTTCAGGTAACCCGGTTCAATTCCGCGCTACTGCTGACGCTGCATCAACTGGCGGCTCGCAAGTTACCGTTACTATTGACCCACCTTTGCAAGCTGCAATTGGGCCAAACCAAAACACTAACGTTGAAGTGGCTGTCGGTATGCAGGCAACTGTTTTGCCATCGCATAGAGCCGGATTAATCACTTCAGGTGATCCATTGTTCTTAGCTATGCCTAGATTGCCAATGGAAGATCCATTTCCAACTGCAAATGCTAGTGATCCAGACACAGGCGTTTCATTGCGTATGTATCACGGTTCATTATTTGGGCAAAATCAGCGTGGAATGGTCAACGACGTTATTTGGGGTTCTTCATTAGTTCCTGAAATGGCAATGTCTGTCATCTTCCCACTTTAGGTTT